GTCGCGGGTCTACGTCGACCGCGCTAATACCTACAACATTCAGTTCTCCGCGCAGTTCATCAACACCGGCGGCGGCGCAAACCGCGTCTGGATTTGGCTGCGCAAGAACGGGACTGACGTTGCCAACAGTACGACAGTCCTGCGAATTGAAGGCAATAACACAGAGGATGTCGCTGCGTGGAATTTTCTGCTACAAATGAACGCAGGCGATTATTTTGAATTGATGTGGGAAGTCAGTGATACCGCGCTGTCGCTGCACGCAGACCCTGCGACGGCTATTCACCCGGCGGTCCCGTCGATCATTTTAACCGTGACTGATAACGTGAGTTCTTTGGAGGTTTAACATGGCCGTAAATGTCAGCAACATCATACCGGCGAAGACCGCCGAGAACAGCCAGACGACGCAGTACACGTCGAGTGGCGTGCAGACGATTATCGACAAGTTTACGGCGACCAATTACAGCGCAAGCGCCGCGACAATCAGCGTCAACCTTGTCACGGCTGCCGGCAGCGCTGGCAACGACAACCTGATCGTCAAGACGAAAACACTTCAGCCGTCCGAGACGTATACCTTCCCTGAACTGGTCGGCCACGTCATCCCGAATAACGGCTTTATCTCGACCATCGCCAGCGCAGCGTCGGCGATCAATATCCGCGCGTCAGGCCGACTGGTCAGCTAATGCTAGAGCGGTGCTTCGATGTGGAGCGCATAAACGCTATAGCTAACCACCCTGACGTGCGCCCGTTTATCGGCCCTGCGTCGCTCGGTGAACTGGACTTTACGGACGCAATTGCTTTTGAGAATAACTGGTTTTTAATGGGGGAGCACGGCGGGTATGTGCTGGCTTGGTCAGCGCCCGCCGTGCATGAAGTTCACGTTATGGTATTACCTGAAGGGCGCGGCGCATGGGCCGCCCAAGCCCGGCAGTTTACCATAGACTACGCAGTCGATAAAGGTGTAGAAATGCTTTGGGCGCGCATTTCGCCTGCCGCGCGTAGCGTAGCACTTTATGCACGCCGAGGGGGTATGCAACCGACGGGCGAAATGATATACACTTTAGGGACCGCATACGACCTGTATAGGATGGAGTTGCCAAAATGCCGCCAGCAATAGTCGCAGCAGGAATTGGAGCCGCCGGCGCAATAGGCGGCGGTATGATTGCGTCCAGCGCCGCCAAGAAAGCCGCGCGCGCGCAGACGCAGGCAGCGGAGAGCGCCGCCGCGCAGCAGGAACGGATGTTCCAGAAGCAGATCGAACTGCAAGAGCCGTTCCGCCAAGGCGGCCTGACGGCGCAGCAAGAGATTATGAAGCTGCTGGGGCTGGGCGGCGACGCAACTGCGCCCGGCTACGGCAGCATGGCCAAGCCTTTTGGTAAGGACCAGTTTGAAGCAGACCCCGGCTATGCGTTCCGCCAAGCAGAAGGCATGAAGGCGCTGGAACGGTCGGCGGCTGCACGCGGCAGCCTGCTGTCGGGCAGCACACTGAAGGGCATCCAGCGCTTCGGGCAGGACTTGGCCAGCCAAGAGTATCAGAACGCCTTTAACCGCTACCAGATCGAGCGCGCGGCGCGCCTCAACCCGCTTCAGTCGCTGATGGGTTCCGGCCAGTCGTCAGCGAACGTGCTGACGAACGCTGCGGGCAATCTTGGTCAAGGTTTGGCAAACGCCGAACTGGCCGCTGGGCAGGCGCGCGCGTCAGGTTACGTCGGCAGCGCGAATGCGCTGGCTGGCGCGTTGCAAGGCGTAGGCCAGACCGCCGCCATGTTCCCGATGTATCAGGCGCAGATCAATTACTTGAACCGCATGGGCGCTCCGACCATGACAACGCCGCCCTTCGTTCCTACCGGACCCGGCAGCCCCGGCGGTAACAATGTCGGCGCAGCGTTGAGCGGTTTTAACGTGGGGAGTTACCGACCATAATGGCTAATCAGGCAATCGCACTTCAGGCGCGCGCACCGCAAGGCGGCGGTCTAGGCACGGCTATCCAGCAGGGCGCGCAGATGGTCAACATGATGACGCAGCAGCGCGCGGCGGAACGTCAAGCCGCGCAGGCGCAACAGGCCATGCAGATCGCAGCCGCCGAAGAAGCGCGCGCTGCGGCCAAGGCTGTGCCTGAATTTCAGAAAGCCGAAGCGGAAGCCGGTAAGGCCCGCGTCGCTTATGTCATGGACTTCTTCGACGCATCCGAACTGGCGATTGCCAATGTGCGCGACCCGCAGCAGGCGCGCGCTGTCGGAACGCGGCTGAAGCAGCTATTTAAAGAGCCAGAGTTTCACGAGGCTATCGACGAGACGCTGGGTTCGCTGCCGCAAGACCCGTCACAGTTTGAGGCTTGGCGTCAGCAAGCGCTGTTCCTGACTATGGACGCCAAAGACCAACTGTCACGCGAATTTGAGCGCCAGACCACTGGCCTTGAAGAGCGCATCATCTCCATGCCGAAATATGGCGTCGGCGAAGCTGTCGAAGTGCCGGGGTCGCGCATTAAAGCTGCCGAAGGCTTGCAGTATATCAAGGACGACCAAGGCAACATCTTCGCCATGCCAAAAACGGCTGCCGGCACCGGCAGCCTTGGCGCACCAGCGGCGGTGGGCGGCGGAAGCCCTGTCGCAAAAGCGTTGCAGACAAATCCCGGCGCGCTCAAGGATAGCCCGTTCACGCGGTCGCAGCCCGGCTACGTCGGCAGCAGCGGCGGTTTTGCTATGTTCAAGACCCCGCAAGAAGGTATCGCCGCGCAAGAGCGTTTGTTGTCCAGCGCGTATATCGGCAAAGGCTTCAACACCATCGACAAGATCGTCAACCGCTACGCACCGCAAGGACCGGAGAACAGCGCAGCGTCGGTCGCCAACTATAAGAAGTACATCTCACAGCGCACCGGCATCGACATTAACGCACCGATTGCGCCGGGGCAGGTTCCGGCGCTGGCAGAGGCCATGCGTGAGTTTGAGACAGGTCAAACTAAGGGGCGCGGCGGGGCGGCGGCGGGTGCGCCGACGCCAGTTATCAAAGGCTCTAACACCAAGGCGAATGAAGCCTTTAATGCTATGGAGCAGGCGGTCGCGCGGTATGACGAGACTATCGCTGTCGCCAAGCGTTTGCTGCGTAATCCGGGGTTAGACGGTATTCTTGGTAACATTCAGGGTAATGTTCCTGAAACCGCTTTGTCGTTGCTTTCGCAAGACGCGGCTAACGCGCTATCTGATTACAACACGCTGCTGACTACCGCAGGCTTCCAAGAGTTGCAGGCCATGCGTGACGCGTCGCCGACGGGCGGCGCTCTCGGTCAGGTCGCCGTCGAAGAAAACAAGATGCTGCAAAAGTCGGCCTTCTCGTCGGCGCGCGCGCAGAGCGAAGCTAAGTTCAAGCAGGCCGTGCGCGACTATATCAGTCGCCTTGAGCGGTCGCGTAACCGCGTGCTGGGGGCTTATGAACGCCAGTTTGGTGAGCGCTTCATGCCAGCAAACGCGCCGCGCGCTACGAAGACTGCGCCGAAGACCGCGCCAAAGACCCCAACACGCTTGCGCTACAACCCGGCTACGGGAGATTTTGAATAATGGCTATCGAAGTCGAGGGGCCGGACGGCGTCATTTTAGAGTTTCCCGAAGGCACCTCGCGCGAAACCATGCGGGCGGCAATGGCAAAACGCTACCCTAAGACCGCCGCCGCTAAACCAAAAGCTAAGGCAAAACCCAAAAAGTCGTTTTTGCAGAGGGCCGGCGAGTTTGGCGAGGCGGCGCTCACCGGCGTCGCCGAAGGTGTGCGCCCGGTCGCTGAATTTGTAGGGCGGCTTGACCCTACACGCCCCGTGTTTGAGGCCGTTCAAGAGTATGTCCAACCGGGCGTTCGCCAAAAGATTGCGCGTGCAGGCCAACGGCAGGCGGCCCGTGTCAGCCGCGAAAGTCCGAACGTCTTTACTGCCGGTAAGATCGCAGGCGAGATAGCCGCTACTGCACCTTTGATCGCCGCCGGCGGCGGTGCTATCCGCGCTGGCGGCACGCTTCTATCAAAAGCCGCGCCTCGCGCCGGCGCGGTCGTGCAGCGCGTCGGGCGTGCTGTACAGACCGGCGGTATCGGTACCGGCCGCACTGCTGCCCAGACGGCAGCGCTTTCTAAGACGGCGCGCGCAGGGCAGCTTGCCGAACGCGTTGTCGGTGGTGCTATTTCAGGCGCGACTGGCGCAGCACTAACCGATCAGGATGTAAGCACCGGCGCGCTTTTCGGCGCAGGATTGCCGGTCGTCGCAAACGTGCTGAAGCGTATCGGTGGCCGCGTTGTTGACCTTACTCGAATGCCCAAGCTGAAGGCGGCCGAAATTATCCGCGAAGCGCTTGGCGAAAATATCGACGAAGCCCGCGCTGCGTTTAGCCAGCTATCGCCGGACGATCAGCGGCTTGCCCGGCAGGTGCTGATCGACGCTGGCGTCGAGCCTGACACCTTCATGGGTGTCGGTGCTGACGTCGAGCGTCTGCGCCCGCAGCAGGTGCGGCAGGTGCTGGAAGGACAGGCCGCTGCCCGCGAAGCCCGCATGGCTGGTATCGCCGGTGGTGCAACGGCTACGCAAATGCGCAGCGCTGCCGAGACAGGCCGCCGCGCGGTGTCCGAAGCTACTGGCGACATCCGCGACGAAGCACTGCGCCGTGCTAACGTCGCGGGGCGCGTTGTCCCGCAAGCCGAAACGCTGGCCAGCGCCGCCCGCCAGCGCGCGGATGAAATTACGGCGTCCAAGTTCGTGCCGCGTATGCGCGGGCTGGAAGAGCGCGCAGCGCAGCAGGCCGCGATCATGGGTGACATGCCCGCAATCTTTCCTGACATGCCGCTCATCCAGCAGACGCGCGGTATCGCTGGCGCTGCCGGAACGCGCGCCAATCAAGCCATGCAAGCGCAGATCGGTCTGCGCGGCGTGGCGCAGGACATGGAAGACCTTGTCGCCGATCTGGCCGCCGAGGGTATGCAGCCGCTACAGGTCGCGCCTATCGTCGCTGAAATTCGGCGCATGGCCGCGCAGCCGGCAACACGCGCCGACAAGCTGCAACGCTCGACCTTGACACGGCTGGCGTCGGAACTGGAAAATCTGGCCGACGCTAACGGCGTGATCGACGCCCGCGACCTGTATCAAATCCGCAAGACTGGCCTCAACGACATCGTCGACCGGCTGCTTGGCGCACGGGCGCAACCGTCGTCCGGCACCAAAGAGCGCGCTGCGTCGCTGCTGACCAGCATCCGCCCGCTGTTCGACGACGCTATCGAGAGCGCCGGCGGCGTAGGGTTCAAGGATTATCTGACCCGCACGCGCCAAGGCTTTGAGGCGGTCAACCGTCAGGAACTGGCGGCCAAGGGCGCGCAACTGGCCAAGGAAAAGCCAGACGAGTTTATCGCGCTCATGGCTGGCGAACGTCCGCAGATGGTTGAAGACATCATGGGTAAAGGCACCCGCCAGTACGACATTGGCGGCTTGGCGCTGGCGGACCCGCAGCGCTTCAACGCCATGATGCAGACCGCGCAAGAGTTGAACACGCTCAATCGTATGCGAGAACTAGGCCAGTCTGGCGCGCAGGCAGCTACCGAACTGATCGGCCGCGAACGCCCCTTCCTCGCCCGCAGTCTGACCCGCATGGGTCTTGCGCCGTTCCCGCCCGCACGTATCGCGACTGAAGGTGGCGAGGCAGCACTGGCGGCGGTCCTTCGCCCGCGCATCCGTGAGCGCTTGGCGAATGCTTTTGTTAGCGGTGGTGCTATGCGCGAAGCTATGGAGCAATACCCGACCGCGATGAACGTGTCGCAAGCCATTAGCGGTATGCGCCCGATCACGCGCAACGTCATGGCGCAGGCACCGGCGCGCGTCATGCAGCAGTTTCCGGCGGTCGACCCTGAAACGGGAGAAACGCTGATCGAAATAGGCTATAATGAGGATGGCACTGCATACCCGATTTATGGTAGAACAACAGCACGTTAACCTAAGTCGGGGGCATACTGTGACGTCTATTGATAATACCGAAGCACGGCTGAACACGCATGAGCAAGTCTGTAACCTCCGATACGAAAGCATTTGCGCCCGGCTGAAGAGGCTAGAGACTATAGGGTTAACCGCCGCTGGCACCATCATAACGCTGTTGGTCGGCATTGTTTTAGAGTTGGGCAGATGAGCATTACACTAGGTTCTCGTTCACTCATGCGGCTGGAAGGCGTGCATCCTGATCTGGTGCGCGTCGTCAAGCGCGCTGCGGCGATGTCCGATCTGGACTTCACCGTCTTGGAAGGGCTGCGCACTGAAGCGCGTCAGCGCCAGCTAATGAAGCAGGGGGCAACCAAGACGCTCAACTCTCGTCACCTGACAGGTCATGCCGTCGATCTGGCACCGATGCTAGACGGTAAGGTATCTTGGGACTGGCCGCTTTATCACCGGCTGGCCAAGATCGTGAAGGCTGCTGCGGCAGCCGAAAAAGTCCCGCTCCAATGGGGTGGTGATTGGCGAACTTTCAAGGACGGCCCGCACTGGGAACTGCCTTGGAAGCAATACCCGAAAGGAAAATGACATGAATGTTGTACATTGGCTTCTAGGTCGGCTGAAAGAGCCGAGTACTTACGCAGGCTTCTCCGCCCTTGCGCTGGCGGTTGGCCTGTCTGACGTGCAGTGGGCGGCCATCTCCACGGCGGTCGCTGGTCTGGCAGGCGTCGCCGCTGTGTTTCTTTCGGAACAAAAGCCCGAAGCATGATTAAGCTATTGTCGTCCCTGCTGTCGCTGCTTGACCGCCTCTGGGCGGCGTGGTCCGATAACAAGCTGCGGCAGCAAGGGCGGCAAGAGGCTATGAAAGAGGCAGCCGATGAAGTACAACGACAAGTCGATCTGGCGGAGTATGTCGACACTACTCCTGACAGTGAGCGCGACGAGCGCCTGCGTACACGGTTCGACGCCGCCGCCCGTTAATTCCTACTGCGCCGTTGCGCAGCCCATCCGCTACAACAGCAAGCTGGACAGCCCGGACACCGTCAAGCAGATCGAAGCCCATAATTCTAGGTGGGTGTGTCTGTGTGAGAAAGACTGTCCCGCCAGCGCGTCAGATACCAAATAGCCTTTGACACGTCCTGCGCCGTGGCGTCCTTGTGCCCGGCGCGGCTGATGTACTTGAGCGCGTTACCCCGACAATAGCCGGCGAACTCTTCCGGCGTCATCTTGGCCTGAATATAGTCAATCGTCTCGATACCGCCGACCTTGTAGTGGTCGGGATGGTGGACGGGGTCAGGCCACCGCGCTTCTTTTATTTTACGCACTTCAGCCGCTATATCCATGAAGCTAGGGTTCTTCATTTCTTTATCCTCGCCATGATTTCTCTACGCTCCCGCATGGAGCGCAGCTTGCACAGTCTTTGATGCAGCCGCCGCGCAATAGCGCTGCGCTTATGTGTCTTGATCTCGTCGGTGAGCATGGCTTCGATCTCGTCTTCGCTGTACTTGGACAGGTCGACAGCCAGCTTCTGCCATAATACTTTAGCCGTCATCTTTCAGTTCCTCTAATGCTATATCCGACACCGCGCGCTTGTCATGGAGCGCGGCCCAGATACGTTCGTCGATAGTCTTCTCCGTCATTAGGACGTACACCCAAACATCGTGCCGCTGCCCGCTGCGGTGCAGCCGCCCGACGGTTTGTTCGTATAATTCTAGGCTCCACGGCAGCGACAGGAACACCATGTGGCAGCCGCCATGCTGAAGGTTGAGGCCGTGCCCGGCCGACTTGGGATGGACCAGCAGCAGTTCGACCTGTCCGGCGTTCCAGCGCTCGATGACGTTGTCGTCGTCGATGGTCTGCGCGTGCGGGAAGCGCCGCTTCAGTTCCGCCAGTTCTTCCTGATAGTTGTACACGACGATGGTGTTCGCCCGCTGGTTTTCTTCAAGCAGTTCTGCCAGCCGGTCAAACTTGTGCGTGCTAAACCAAATCGACGGCGTGCCGCCGGTGCGGTTGTAGACGAAACCGGACGCCATCTGTTGCAGCTTGGTCGTGACCGACGCTGCGTTCTGCGCGACGATCTGGGCTGCTCCGAAGCGCACGACATACTCCGCTTTCATTTTCTTGTACGGCGCAGGGTCGTCTAGCTGCACCGTCACGATGTTGGTGTGGCACGGCGGCAGCTTGTCCTTATAGTCGCCGGGGTCCAGCACGAACGTCGCCGGGCGGATACGCGCCATGACCTGTTCGAGCGCGCCGGCCGCCGGTGTCCACTGACCAAAGTCGCGGTTGATGCAGATGAAATACTGTTGCAGGAACGCGCCCTTCGACCGGCCAAGCAGCGACTGGTCGACGATCTTACACTGGCCAAAGACGTCCTCTAGGCCGTTCGACGTAAACGAGCCGGTCAAACCCCAGCGCACCGGCATGTCCTTCAGCAGCTTTTCGAGCGCCTTGAAGCGTTTGCCCGACGGGTTTTTGAGCCGTGTCAGTTCATCAAACACAATTCCATCGAAGCCCGACAAATCCTCTAGCTTGTCGAGGTTGTCATAGTTAATGACGACCACACTGGCATTGCTTCGTAACGCGTCGGCGCGCTGACCCGGCGACCCCACAGCCAACGCAGGAGCGATGCCAGACCATTTCGGGGCTTCGATAGGCCACACGTCGGTGCACACGCGCTTGGGCGCGACGACCAGCCAGCGCTTGACATGGCCGTCGTCCAGCATCGCCTGCATCGCAGTCAGCGTGATCGCTGTCTTGCCCGCGCCGACGGGTGCCAAGATCATCGCGCGGTCCCGCTCGTACAGGAAGTCGGCAGCCTGCTCCTGATACGGCCTTAGTTGAAGCGGTTGCACCACTGATCGACATCCTCTCTGGACCACAGGCAGGCATAATGCTGCTTGGTGTTGCGCATCTCGTCGGCGAATATCTCTTGCAGCGCCGACAGCCGGCCGCCGGGTTTCTTCAACTCGACAAACCATGCCTCGCCGTTAGGCATACAGGCTATGCGGTCGGCGACGCCGCGCTGCGTCACGCTGCGGAACTTATATGCGTAACCGCCCAGCGCCTTCACGCGCTTTACAAAATACGCCTCTATTTCTTTCTCTGTCATGGGGGATGCCTTACACAAAATTTTTTACGTTTCAAGTCTTGCATCAAATTTTGTGTCGTGTATGCTGACGGCTCAACAACGGTAAAGTGAGGTAATATGCAACATAGTCGCATAGTCGGCGGTTCGACCGCCAAACGTGTCATCGCCTGCCCGGGCAGCGTCGCGCTGGTGGACAAGATGCCGGAACAGCCCAGCAGCAAGTACGCCGACGAAGGCACCCTGCTGCATGACGCTATCGCCAAGGTTCTCGAAAGTGACGTCGACCCGTATTCGCTGGTAGGCACCAAGCTGAACGACGTGGTGCTGACCGAAGACCTGATCGAAAACAAACTGCTGGTGGCGCTGGCGGCGCTGGACGAGATAGACCCGAAAGGCGAGGTGGAATATGAAGTCGAAAGCCGGGTTGGCTTTGGCAGCCTTCTTCCTGATGTATTTGGTTCTACCGATTTCATTGGCCGCATTGGCGACCGCGCTATTGTTCTGGATTGGAAATTCGGCGACGGCGTCGCCGTCAGCGCGGAAGAGAACTATCAGCTTCTCTTCTATGCTGCGGCTTCTCTCCGCACGCCGGAAACGGCATGGGCGTTTCAGGGCGCAAAAGAAGTCGAACTGATCATCGTGCAGCCGCCCAGCATCAAGCGCTGGTTGACGACGCTCGACCGTGTCGCTGCGTTTGAAGGCGAACTGATCGGTGCCGTGCAGGCCGCTATGAAGCCCGACGCACCGCTGGCCGCTGGCGACCACTGCCGCTGGTGCGCAGCAAAACCGATATGCCCTGTAATGACGGGTGCAGTCGACCGTGCGCTCAAGGAAAAGCTGGACGTTATGCCGGTCGAACAGATCGCACACTATCTCGACCAAGTGCCGATGGTGGAAGCCTTCATCAAGGACTTGCAGCAGTTGGCGCACGGTCTGCTTGAGGAAGGCGGCGAAATCCCCGGCTGGAAGCTGGTCGGCAAGCGCGCGACGCGCCAGTGGGCCGACGAAGAAAAGGCGGCCAAATTCATGGAAGACAACGGCGTCATCGTGCACGAGTTGAAGATCAAGTCGCCTGCCGCCGTCGAGAAAGAATTGAAGAAAGCCAAAATCGAATTGCCGGACAACCTAGTGGTGTCCGTCTCCACAGGCACAACCCTAGCACCGGAGAAAGACCCCCGGCCTGCGGTTCTGCAAATCGGCCGGACGCTGTCAAAAGCAATGGCTAAAATCCAGTAAAGTGAAAGGTAAAGTTATGAGTAATCTTACTGCGTTCAAGAATGCCGGCCTTCCGTCGGTCCAGTCACTGTCGTCGGCGTTGCGCAGCATCCAGTCGGATGTGGGCAGCGAAGGCAACGTCATCCTGAAAATGGATAAGACTGGCCATTGGGTTTTCGGCGCTGATCAGACCGAGGTCGAGGACGACAGCATCTGGGCGGTCAATCCCTTCTCCTTCGTTCACGGCTATATTGCGTGGGGCGACGGTGAAGTGCTTGCCGAAAAGATGGCTAGCGTCGCCGAGCCTTTGCCTGAATTGGACCCGGCACCGCCTGCCGCGAAGCGGGGGTGGGAGATGCAGGTCGGCATGACGCTGGCTTGCACCAATGGTGAAGACGAAGGTATGCAGGCCCGCTATTCTACAACGTCTGTCGGTGGCAAGCGCGCCGTGCAGGCTTTGGCGGTGGCGATTGCCGAGCAAGTCGACAAAGATCAGTCGAAGCCGGTGCCTCTGGTGCGTCTGAAGAAAGAGCACTACCAGCACAAATCCTATGGGCGCATCTACACTCCTGTATTCGAGATAATCGAATGGGTTGCAATGGATGATGATACGTCCGAGGAAGCAGAGTTGGAAGTCGCTGCTGACGAAGGCGAAGCACCGGCCGCTGGCCGCCGTCGTCGTCGCGCAGTCGGCTAACAGGGGCGCGAAAGCCGGGCGGTGCAACGCATCCGCCGCCCGGCGAGTAGCGGATGAGTGAGGCATCCGTGGCTATTCTTTGGCTTGACTTTGAAACGCGCAGCCGTTGCGACCTAAAGGCGCACGGCGTTTACAATTACGCGCAGGACATCAGCACCGAAGTGCTGTGCATGTCCTACGCCTTCGACGACGAGGACGTGCGGACGTGGCTACCAGACCAGCCTTTCCCGCAAGCCGTCGCCAACCATCGCGGCCAGATACGCGCGCACAACGCAGCGTTCGAGCGCCTGATCTTCTGGTACGTCCTACAGATCGACTTCGATCTAGAACAATTCTACTGCACCGCCGCACAAGCCCGCGCTAACTGCGCGCCGGGCAGCCTTGAAGACGTCGGGCGGTTCTCCGGTGCCAGCATGAAGAAAGACCATCGCGGCAGCCAGCTTATCCGGCTGTTGTCGATACCGCAGTCTGATGGTAGCTTTCGCGAAGACGCCGACCTGATGGCGGAAATGATCGCCTATTGCGAACAGGACGTCAGGGCCATGCGGGCTATCAGTAAGGCGCAGCGGGAGTTGTCCGATGACGAGTTGCGCGATTATCACGTTAACGAGCGTATTAACGACCGTGGTGTCCTGCTCGATAAACCTTTGGCTTTGGCGGCGGTGCGCTACGCAAAGGCAGAGGCTGGCGACATACAGGCAATCGTTTGCGAGGTTACTGAAGGCGCAGTTACGTCAGTCCGCAGCCCGCGTATGCGGGAGTGGGTTTTGTCGCGTGTCGGCGCGGAAGCGCTAAAGCTGGCGACCGTTTACAAGGATGGTGAAAAGAAGCTGTCCATCGACAAGAACGTGCGGACAAACCTTTTGATACTGGCAGAGGAGAACCCCGATGAAGTGCCGTCCGAAGTCGCCGAAGTCATCCAGTGCGCGGACGATCTGTGGGCATCGTCCGTGGCGAAGTTCAGCCGTGCGGCGTCGCTGGCAGACGCAGAGGATAATCGTGTTAGAGGAGCGTTTGTCTTTTCAGGAGGAAGCGCTACTGGCCGCGCTTCGTCTTATGGGCTTCAAGTTCATAACTTTCCGCGAAAGTGCGCAGATCAGCCTGCATTGATACGCGACGCTATGGTGCGTGGGCACCAGATCGTACCGAAATATGGCCGGCGCGTCACCGACGTGCTGAAGTCGATGCTGCGCCCTGCGCTGATGGCCGCCAAGGATAAGCACCTGATCGTCGCCGACTGGGCGGCTATCGAGGCGCGGGTGACGCCGTGGGCGTCGAACAGCAACAGCGGTGCGGCCAAGCTGGCGATATTCGAGCGCGGCGAGGACGTGTACAAGCACAACGCCGCCGCGACGTTCGCGGTCAGCTATGATGACGTCGACAAGGACCAGCGCCAGATCGGCAAAGTGCAGGAGTTGGCGTGCGGCTTTGCTGGCGGCATTGGTGCCTTCGCGGCGATGGGCCGCATCTACAACATCCTGCTGCCCGAATATGAGGCGCGGCGCATGGTCGACGCATGGCGCAGGGCGAACCCGTGGTCGGTGCCGTATTGGTCGAAGCTGGAGCAGGCCTACATGGCCGCCATGCGCAACCGTGGGCAGGAGTTCAACGCCGGCCGGGTCACATATTTATTCGATGGCCAGCATCTTTGGTATGCCCTGCCGAGCGGTCGTGTGTTATGTTACCCGTTCGCCCGTTTCGATGAGGAAGGCAACATCACCTATGCTAAGGCGTCTTGGAAGCCTGCTGCTGACGCGAAGGAATGGCCGCGCGCGCGGCTATGGAAAGGGCTGGCCTGCGAGAACATCACACAGGCTATCGCCAACGACCTGCTGCGCCATTCGCTGCGACGGCTGGACGAGGAAGGATTGGATTGCGTGCTGCATGTCCATGACGAAATCGTGCTGGAAGTCGCCGACGCTGACGTGGAGACGGCGCAGGCGTCGTTACTGCGCGTGATGACACAAGGTCCAGCATGGGCGCGCGGTCTGCCTCTCGACGCCGAGGTGGCTGTGATGCAAAGATATGGGAAGTAAACAGGAGCCAAAAATGAGTGAGGAACGCGAAGAGTTTATCAAGTTTGTGACAGGACTGGCCTTCACCGAAGGCGAGACTGCATTGCTGCTGCGCCAGAAGCCAGTGCTGAAGGATGGCGAGATCGTCTATCATGGCGACGGCGTGCCCAAGGCGACATTCCCCGCCTTCCTGCCCGACAAGGCCAAGATCAAGGAAGGTGAGGCGTGGTATGTCAACACAGGCTCGTTCATCGTCGACCGTTTCGAGAACGGCAAGCCTAGCGCCAAGTCGGCCAACACCGAATACGTCCTGTTCATGATGCTGGACGACGTCGGTACCAAGTCGAAGGTGCCGCCGATTGAGCCGACATGGGTGTTGGAGACGTCCGAAGGCTCGTTCCAGTGGGGCTACGCCTTCAGCGAACAGCCGACCAAGCACGACTATGTTGCTGCTATCGACGCTATCGCCGAGGCTGGTTATACTGACCC